TTATCGTTTGCGTTTACTTTGGTTCTTGCGTTTAAGGCAGCTTGCGCACCTATTCTCCACAGTCTCTAATTAGTACCTGTCGATCCTAATTCGCCCCCATCATAAGCACACTAAAGTCCAAGATATTTAATTCTTTTCTTTTCTTGTTTTTCAACAAAATTCCGATACCACTTAAATCTTAAAAAGAACTTTTCTATCATAGAACTCTCAGTGTGTTTATGGTGGAGGCGGCGGGTACCGCCCCCGCGTCCAGTTTACCTTTCGATCTGCTTCATCGAATTATATACTATATATTATATCACAATTATCAGGTCATGTAAACAGTTTTTTTATAAATAGATCTGTATGATGATTTCATTAGGAGACTGAAATGCTAAAAAAATTAGTAGCTATTGGTACTATTATGTTTGCAACACATGCATTCGCTGAACCAATTGTTACAGAGTCTACCAATAATAGTACTATCACGACAGACGGTCGAATGGATACTACTATTAAGCAGCCGCCACCTTCTGCAATTTCTCCTCAGTTTAGTGGAGGAAATAATAGTGACTTGTGTACTATTGGTGTGGCAGGCGCTGTACAAACACAAATTCTTGGTATCTCAGCAGGTACCACATTTACTGAACAAAATTGTATTAGATTAAAAAACGCGAAAACTCTTTATGATATGGGTATGAAAGTTGCAGCTGTTTCTGTAATGTGTCAAGACGAAAAAGTTTTTGATGCGATGATGCATGCTGGAACACCTTGTCCTTATAATGGTACTATTGGCGAAGCTGCAAGATTAGGATGGGAAACTCATGTGGAAGTAACTCGCAAAGAATTAGAAGAATCGGATAAACTTAGTGTTGAAGAAAAAGCTACTTATGGTCTTGGCGGCCTTGCTGCCCTCCTACTCATATTCTGATAGTATATTACCTTACTATGGACAGACTGGAAACGCTGCTGGTAATGGGTATACTTGGGGTATGGATAGCGTATTGCCTAATGGTGTTCCTGGCTTAGATATTAATGGTGTTATATACAACTACACTATTAATAAAGAAGTTGACGATTCTGTAAACGTGCATATACAAAACGAAAATGCACTTGGCACTGGTTATATTTTTAGAGAGACTGATGAATGGAAACCAGGATCTCTTAGTGGTACTGAAATTAATAAGGTAGTACCAGTTGTTCCAGGAATCCCTCGTGAAGCATGGGGAGATGGATCAATTGAAGTTGAAGGAAAAGGTTCTGTTGAAGATGCAAATGTGGTTTACCAATATAAAGTAAATCCATGTTACGATCCTCAATATGATCCAAACTGTCCTGGATATAAAACGCCAACTCCACCTGTGGTGGAACAAATAGATTTAACGTCTTTATACGACGTTACCGAGGATGAGAATGTAGACCTTGATCGGTCACTAGATGAGGACCTCATCTCAAAAAAAGATGATGATGTAAAAAGCGAAAAAGAACTCGCGGAAGAAGAAGCAGAAGAAGAAAAAGACAGAAAAGAGAGATTAGAAAAAGCTTTAGCAGCTGTTGATAACTCAGCTTTGTTTGCAAATGCAATTGCAATGTCTCAAATTCTTGATACTTTAAATAATGCAACTAATATGAATTCTTATTACGCAACCACTATTCCCGGTGGGACATATAAAGATAATGTTGTGCTTGTGGATAAAGAACTACCTGATAATAAAGGTGGATTACGTAATGGTTTAGCTCAACAAATATTGCATGAACAAATGATTGACATGCAATATAATAAATGATTATAATATTACAATTATTTTTTAAAACGGGAGATAACAATGCTTAGAAATTTATTTCTAACAACAGTATTAGGTTTATCCATAACACACTTGACTTATGCTCAAGCAGAAAACATACCGATCAATGGCGTTGTGCAATCTAGGTGTATAATCCAAACGGACAATCCAGGTACATTTGGTAACCCTAATGCTTATACACTAACTACTAACGCAGCAGACGGAGGTGAAGACGCGATTATTCGTTTTGATGTATCTTTAGCAGATGCGTACTATGCTGAAATCACAGCACCTACATCATTTTCAACTAGCCCATCTTTACCGGATACGGTAACTTGGACTGGTGATACTCAAGTATCTGCTATTTCAGATGCTACGGGTATGGGTTCATATGAAACTAACAAAATTGAACTCGGCATGAAAGACAAATACGATTTGACTGCAACTGGCTCAACTTGGTTTAAAACCTCGTCAACAGCTACATTGGGTGGAAGTAAATCGTTTCCTGGTGGAAACTATACTGCTCTTGTAGTTGCTGAGTGTATTGCACAATAAGGATTTTTTGTTATGAAAAAGTTGATTATGACATTGATGTTGGTGTGTTTCGTGGGTACCGCAAATGCTCACGAAATGACACCAACTTATCCTAAGCTTGAACCATCTCATTTAGACGGACTATTAGTTACTACAATGCAGATGTTTAATAAAAGAGCTGAGATAGAATATTATGAAATAGCGGTATTCGATAAAGAATGGAATCCGGTGCCGTTTGTAACTTCTTATAATGTAATTAAAATTGATTATTTGGGAAAAGTAACTTTTGATGTTTACATTAGAAAAAGTGATAAAAATAGAGTTGAATATATTTGTTCACGCTCTAAATTAAGAAAGGAACCTACGGTAAGAACTGCTGTAGCTTCTAGGATATGTTCAAAATTTAAGTGAGTGACAGGATGAGAAACACATGGATAGCCTTAATTGTATCGTTAATTAGTAGTACAGCTTTTGCTGAACAAAGTTCATTAAACTTAGCATTACCTTCTACACCTGGTGCATATGGGCAAGATAGTATTAGAGCAGGTGATTTAGATTGTAAAAATGCTATTGGTGGATCTACACAATTAGAATTTGGAGTGACTGGTATTATCGATAATTATCAGAGTCCATTTGGCAATAACAATGGAATGTCAGAAAGAGATGTTGGTGTATATGCCAGAATTGTTATACCTTTAGATAAACCAAAAGAAAGAATTAATTGTAACTCTCTTTACGAATTAGAGTTACGCAAAAAAAGAATAGAAGTATTAAAACTTCAAGAAGAGTTGGAAGCGTTAAAAAGACTTAATGCTAATAACGGAGGATTTGAGGAACAACCATAGGGAGCAAATATGAACGCACTTTGTCACACAATGGCGCAAATGGCGCAAGCAGCTTATCTAGATGGAAAAGCTGGTAGAAAGATATTTAAACATTTAGGTTATACTGGGCACAAGTTCTTTGATTATGAAGGAGCCCAATGTCACGCAGCTTGGAATGAGGACACTTATATTTTAGCTTTTAGAGGAACAGAACCAGACGAAATATCTGATATTCTTGCTGATCTAAATGCTATTCCAAGAGGTGCTATGACGCATGGTTTAGTTCATTCTGGTTTCAGAAATGAATGTGATAAAGTCTGGAACGATATTGCTAAGCATCACCGTGAAGGCCATAAAAATAAAAAGATGTATATTACAGGTCACTCACTTGGAGCAGCTATGGCAACAATTGCTACTTCACGCTTTGAAGAGACAAGAAAAGTAGAGCAATTAACTACCTTTGGTTCTCCAAGAGTTGGTACTCGTAGATTTGTAAAAAATATTGAAACACCTCACATGAGATTTGTAAATAATAATGATATTGTGACTAAGGTACCTTTATGGTTGATGGGTTATAAACATCATGGTGTTTTACAATACATTAACTTTTATGGAAATATTCGTAAGTTAACTCCTTGGCAAATGATTAAAGACAAGTGGAGAGGCTGGAAATCTGGTTTACTCGATGGTGCTAAAGATCATGGCATGGATAATTATGTTAAGCACTTGGAGAAATATAATGGCTGAACTAAAAGTTAACGAATACGATGTAGTACTATTAAAAGCGGTTGATGGCGACACTGTTGATGTCGATATTGATCTAGGTTTTAATACTTGGCTTCGTGACGAACGTGTTCGCATTATGGGTATTGATACCCCTGAATCAAGAACTTCAGATAAAGTTGAGAAGGTATTTGGTTTGGCTGCAAAAGCACGTCTAAAAGAACTACTAAAAGATGGCGGTATTCTAGTGACCACTGAAGAAAAGAATGGCGAAGATATGCGCGGTAAGTTTGGGCGTATCCTTGGAGATTTCAAAACTCCAGATGGTCGTTTAGTGACGGAAGTCATGATTGCCGAAGGACATTGTGTTCCTTACTTTGGTGGTAGCAAAGATGATGTTCAGGCTCAGCATATGGTTAACCGTTCTCGTCTCATCGCTGAAGGTGTTGTAAGTCAGGCGGATGTTGACGAGGCTGAGGAAAAAATGAAATGATGGAAATGATTTCTAAAATGTTTGAAGATACCCTGTGGATATATACAGCAATAGCAGGATCTTTATTAGGTGCAGCATTTTTATTCTGGTTTAAGGATACTCGGATGGCCATTTGGGCCGTAGGAAAGGTTGATTGGACACTCGAGTATCTAGTCAATCGTTGGGGTTGGACTTGGTTACAAAATGATCCAAATGCTTGGAGAAAAAAATATCCACACGTAACTAAAAAAATAGACGAGTTAGAATCCAGAATACAAGAGTTGGAGAACAATGGAAGATGATTTTGAAAAAAGGATTCGACACCTCAGAAGAAGAATTGAGGAAGCTAGGAATAAAATTTATTCCACACGACCCGAAACTATCGAAAGAGTTCAGACGGTGGATGAACAAAGACCAAGTGTGGAAAAAACATCTAAAGAAAAAGAGCTTGACTCACTCAGAGAAAAATTAAGGAGAAAATAATGAAAAAATGGGTAATGAATAGAATTAGCGAAAGAACTACATGGGATGGCGCAGCATTAATTGCGCTCGGTGTAATTGTTCTTATCGCAAAACCAATTGCAGGACTTGTTGCATATGCAGCAATTGCTTATGGTGCATGGACAATTTTTAAGAAAGAAAAATAATGAGAAGTAAATTATTAGAAGCATTCAAATCGCATGCCAAAGGACACATTGATAAGCATGTGGCGAATGTAGAAGTATATCTTCATAATCCTGCTGGTATTGGCGAACACTCAGATATTATTGAAGCTATTGAAATTGAAGTAAAACAAATCGCCGAATATGATGATATGCTTGAAATGGTAAACAAATATTTTAAAGAGGACTAATATATGGCTGAGTTCGAATTTGCGGGAATGACATTCCGCGGTGGTAAGATGATGATTGTCCTAACCGCACTTTCGACACTCGGTGGTGCTGCTTGGGCTGGTTTTGAATTCTATAAAGACTATATGGATATGAAAGAGATTGTTGAAAACATCGATGTAGATGTTATTGAAAATAGAAATCAACAAATTGAAACACAATTAGCAAACACTAAAACTGAAATTAATGTTCAACTATCGTCTATTCAAAAGCAACTTGACGATATGGAAAAGCGTAGTAGAGAACAAAAGGTAGATCTAAACGATCAAATTAATAACCTTGACGATCAAGTACGAAGAGTTGAAAAGCTAGTACGTGATACTGAAAATGAGGTAAGGCAAATCATTCAAAATGCCGAAGAAAGATTTGATAATAAAAGAGACGCTTTACAGAACCAGTATGATTCAAAAGCGTCTGCACTAAGAGATACTACTGATCAGAAAATCAAGGACGTTGAAGATAGGTTAAACTCTAAACTTCAAAGAGCTCTTGATAATCCGCTTGCAAATTAAATTCCTATTTCATCAAGAGGGAATACTTGACCATAGGCTCCGTTGGAAAGTTGACAAACTCCACCGGAGTCTTTATTTGTAAGTAAGGCAAAATAATCGTTATTAATTTTATTTAAAAATATACTGATATAAAGTTCACTACCTGCCAGCGATTCTGTTTTGCCTAGAAATACTAAAACATAATTATTTCGATTTAAAGAATTAAATAAATCTTCAGAATATTCAGTGCACATCATTGGCAAGTCAATCCTAAATTGACCTTGCGGTAAGTCATATGTTCCTGGTATATCCCCTAGTGATTCTGCATTAGGTATTTCAGGATCAACTATACGAGGTTTTTCTGATTCTGCATATACCGCGCTAGCACATATTAAACTTAACGCAAAGATCAAATTTTTCATTTTTTTACTCCAGCAATTTGCCAAATGTAGCAGGTCCAGCAATACCATCTGCTGTTAGACCATTTGCTGCTTGCCATTCTTTTAGAGCACGTTCGGTGCCTGGACCAAAGTCTCCATCTGCTGTAATACCAAGAGCTTCTTGCATGATTTTCACACCTTCGCCTTTGCAACCTTTGCGAAGTACTCCGATGTCATCTAAAATTTCTTCAATATCGTCATCATCAGCTACTAAATCTTCAGCATCCATACCAAGAACTTTCATCGCGTTCATGTAACGCTGTTTACGATCATCTAAACCAATGGAACCACCATTGATCTTTTTGGTCATACGCTTTACATCATCAGTATCTGCGATTTCATTTAGATTGTTTGCACCCCAGAACCAACATGCAGACTCAATAGCACCAGCTGGTGTTGCAACATATTCTGCAGCTTCTTCAGCAGTCATGTCAATAGTAGCACCAAACCGTGTATAGTTATCACGGCCTGTTAGTTGCTTAAGACCACGACCACGGAATCGCCAACCATCACCTTCTTCGACATTACCCATTTTGTATTTACGGAACTCGTCGTTATAAACACGATTCGCAATCATTTCAGGATTACGAGCATATTCATCTGCATCAGCTTTAGGTGGTTCACCAAAGTAACGACCAAAGACAGCACGAAGTGCTTTTGCAGAATAGTTTAGATTTTCTTCTAGTCGTTTAAAACCAGCAGATTCATGAGCGCATTGGCTCAAAAAGTGTGCTACTCTGCGCTCTGTTGTAATACCATACTTCGGTAATAGTTCGCATAGTGCATCATACCAATCGTCAGCATCCGCTGAGATGATTTCTTGCAAATGTTCTTTTGTGAAATTAAAGTCAAAACTCATGTATTAGTCCTTTATAAATTTGGATATATGGTCTTCAAAAGCTTCTACCTTTTCAACCCGATTAGGCCAATAGATATAGTCTTTTTCTGGATTAGCTTTCAGATTAGAAAGCAAGGGAAGAATAGCGTTATATAAACCATTCAACCTTTCTTCTAGATTACTAGCATCAGATGCAACTTCATTAGCTACGGTCTGTGCTTTTTGTACGGCTTCTAATTCAGCCTCGTCTACGGCAGTAAAGCCAAAGTCAAATATGTCGCTCATTTAACCACCTTCTAAGGGATTATCTAAATATTCCCCTTTAATTAGTATGTTCAACGAGGACTTAATTCCTTGTCTTTGCATACGTGCTAATGATTCCAATTCTGGTTCGTATTGTGGCTCTGGATCTTCTTCATAATCTACAATACGATCTAAAAGATCTTGAGCCATTTTTGTAATCGTTATACGCATATTTATACCTTACCTAAACACCATATGTTTATTTATTATTCTCCAGTTATGATTTCATAGATTTCTTTCCAGTTATTTACTTTTCTAACTGGACCTTCATAACCTTCATTGTGATCGTGTGCCATCAACAAAGAATCAAGACCAAGGTCATAACCTAAGTTAGCATTTTCAGGTTTATCTTCAACCCACCAACAACCACTGTCTCGGTAAGGTTCAAGTGCGTCATCTTTATCAGCACCAGTATCTAAGAAGACATAACTTTCAAAGACAGTATCACCAAAAAGTTCACGTAGGTTTTTGATTCGTAAGTGTTGAGCATATTGATCTTCACTTAAAGAACTAATTACTCGAAAAACAAAACCATGTTCTTCATGTAACTTTTTGACGTATTTGATAGCATCCCGTAGTGGTGGAAGCTTTCGAATAGTTGCTGATTCATTAAACATTCGGCAAAGCTTTTTGCCTTCAGCACGATCTAGACCATATGCCTCATCCATTCGATAAGCATCATAGTCTTTGATTTTATATCCGTGCCGGTCCATCCAAGCACGGAAAGAATAAACCCAGTCAAGCAGAACACCGTCTGCGTCGACTAGGATTGTTTTTTGATTATTCGTATACATTCTCTCTCCTTTCATTATATAAGATACTCGGGGCCAGTCCAACGAATGGTATAGCCACCATCAATGATATTACCGCGAGCTTTGTTAGTCGCAGGAGCTTTATAACTAGCTGCTTTCAAAATATCACCTTTACGAAACTTTTTAGTGTCTTCTTTGACAACAAATCCCCAGACACAGCCACCGTTGTCTTTTAAGATCCTAATGTATTTACGACCTTCTTCAACAACGATTCCTTCACAGAATTCTTTGACACGCTCTGATTTAAAATCATCATCGCCGTAGCGGCTTTTGCCAGTCCAGTAAGCGAAGTCGTTACCGATAGCTTTAACAAGGGTTTCAATTTGTGTTTTCATAATCATTCTCTCCATCAATTTATAGTTATATTATACAACATCTGGAGAGAAAGTAAACCCCTAAAATGCATTTTTTTACAAAAAAGTGCACTTTTTTTATTATTTTTTTATATGGATATGGGTCTTATGATTAATTTCTTTAATTATCCTTGGCCTCGATACTTCTTGAATCCCCGCTTTTTAGACTTATTCATAGAAGCCATTTTCACGTTCTTTCTACCAATTGACGTCTTTTTGTTATTAGTAGTACCATATGATGAGCCAGTTCCAATTGCAAATTTTGTAGCCATAATTTATTCCTTCTTAATATTCTGGTGAGCTAAGTTCACGCTCTTTTTTAAAAACATAAAATCCATCTGAACCATATTGAGGACAGATCATAATTCTATCAGGAACACCAAAGATGTCTTGAGCTCCAATGCCTCCACATATGAAAAACCTACCAGACTTTTCTGGGTATTCATGCATTAGCTTGTTGTGTAGCTTTTCATAAAATTTGTTTGCACGTTCAAGTTTTTGAACTTCATCTTCTAGTTCTTTAATATATTCCTGAACAACTTCTTTATCACATAGAGTTTGACAACAGATTGAAATCTGTTGATGAGCCCTAGTTGCCAAAGATTTTGCGCCTCTTGTACTCATTGATTGTCTCCAATAATTTACTAGTCCAGTTGTCTCTATGTTCAATAAAGACTTGTGGATCTTCATTGTCTACAGATATGATTGTAACTAATTGAGTAATAGGCATACCTGTTCTTTCTTCCCACATAATAGCGTAGGCAGATTCTTGGATAAAGTAACCTTCAATCCATTCTTTCTTTTTTGTTTTACGAGAAGTTTTAAAATCGACAATGGATAGTTTACCATCAAACTCAGCAACACAATCAACTCGACCTGCAAGGCCTAGATGATCAGAATACAATGCGCATTCTTGAGCATACACACCACCAATGCGTTTGTCTAAGATATCTTGTACTGCTTGAAAACTTTCTATAATATTAGGCATAAAGCCTTCTGTAAAGTTTTCTTCGTTGTCGATATATTTTTCTATTATTGAGTGAACTGCAGTGCCTCGTGTTGAAGCGCGGTGAGATATTTTATTTGCTTCTTCTTCGCCGACTCTAGCCCGCCAGCGTTGAATTGCTTCTTCACTTAATATACTAAGTACTGTAGTAACACTAGGGTAAGAAACCCCGTTGGGAGCAAGATACTTTCGCCCATTTGGGCCAGTTTCTGCAGTAAGATCTTTATATCCAAGATCAACCTCCTTGTGTTCGAATAGTTTTTTCATCATAATCTACTTTTTTCTCAATGAACTTAATTCGCTTAAAGCTCATTCCATTTTTTGACTTGTTTTTGTGCGAATTAGCTTTTTTATTTCTTGGGTCAAAACGTCTAAATTTTGCCATCTCTTTCTAACATTTCCTTAGTCATGATATAGTCACGGACAAAGTCAGACCGGACAATATCTTCCCATCCAAACTCAATAACAATAAAGTTATTAAGCGATTCAATGATTTCGAGAAATCTAAGAATACCTGTTCTATCCTTTTCTTTATCGAAATCAGATTGGTAGTAATCACCACACATTACGAACTTGCAATTACGACCAATTCTGGTAATTACCGAATCTAATTCGTGGAACGTCAAGTTTTGCATCTCATCGATGATAACAACTGCGTTATGGATATTAATACCACGAATAAAAGATGTCGATAAAAATTCTATATGTCCTTGAGCTTTTAATTTTTCCCACGCTTCAGGATCTTGGAACAATTCAGTACAAGCAGATCTATACGGTCCAGTATATGCATCTTTCTTTTCTTCTTCGTTTCCTGGAAGGTAACCAATGTCTCGGGTCGGCACGATAGATCTAACGATAACCACTTTATCGTATCTTGTCTCTCGGTCAAGTACATCTTCAAGAGCCAAGGATAAGGCCATAAATGTTTTACCAGTTCCTGCTGACCCGGCCAAGACGAGTGAGTTTTCGTTCTCATAAGCTTTGAATGCCTTTTGTTGATTGTCTGTTAATGGTTCAATCTCGATCATATCTTCGAGACGGATCTTGTGGGCCAATGCCATTTAATAATCCTTAATATTATTAACTTTATGAGCTGATTTAACTTTAGAAATTACTTCTCTAAAACCATCGTCGACTTTAATACCTTGAGTAGATACGCCTCTGACAATTCTTGGAGCAGTAATTACTTGATAGATGTTACCAGTTTTTTCACAATTAGGACAAGGTTCAGATAATGGTATCTTTCGATCGTCCATAGTATATATTCCATCGAACGTATGATCGCACTCTCGACAGCAATAATTATAGTTTGGCATTTATTTTGTTTTCCTCTTCACGATATCTACGAAGCATATAATCATAGTATCTTTCCTGTTGTTTAGTTGGTTCTTCTAAAAACCATTCAGGTGTTTCACGATTAGTCCATACCATTTTAAAACGATCTTTCTTAGTTTTGTAGTATAGACGATATGATTTTACTGGATCATCTGGAAACATACATTCAGGATTTGATTTCATCGCAAGTTTAATTGGAGTCATATCACCTGTAGGTATATTTTTTGGTAGAGTTTTTAGCATTCCACGTAGTATAGTATCTGTATGATGTACCTTACCATATCTATACTTATATTCATCGCAGAGCGCAACGAAGTGCTGGTAGTGCCATTGATAATTTGCATCTGATTCCATAGTCCATACTGTACATGGATGACCCATATGCACCGCTTTATATAATACTGCTTCCATCACGAAATCTTCGTGTTTCCAATATTTTACGAGTCGCTTACCAGATTTGGACAAGCGTTTTTCCATAGCACCATCAAGAATACGATGCGAAGTACTAAGCATTTGGGCTGACTCGACAATCATCTTGACGACGTGTTTGTCGCATTGTAACTGAGCAGCTATGACGGGATCTGGGTGTAAATAAAATAGATTCATAATGTATATCCTCTCACAATTATAAGTATATTATACCACAATTGTGAGAGGTTGTAAACAGTTATTTTTACCTAACTTGCTAAAAGTTCCTCCTGAATATCACCAATCCGGCTTTCTAAATATTCGTGCTTCTTCTGAAGCTTAAACAATAATGTTCTATCACCTTTTGATTCTATTTTTCTAATATAAGTTTTGAGCTCTCTTGAATCTCTTTTCAATCTTTCTAGTTGTGAACCATACATCTTAAATATCTCCTTAGTTCGATTTGGCCGAGTTTTTTTAGATATTTTAGAGTCCTCCTCAGTTGAAATGAAAAAAAAAGAGCCAGCAGAAAACTGCTAACTCCGTAGTTCAGAGAATGTAAAGCATATTGTTTTTATTCTTTAATCTCATAAAGATATTTATAAGTTTATTGACTTGAAAGCAAATTTGGAAAAGCTTCGCTAATTACGTTTTTAGTTAGACCTCGATATTTACCAGTCATTTGCTTGTTTACCATTGCAATAACTAGTTTAGCGTCTTCTGGATGAATAGCTTCAAGCAGACCAATGTACATAGTTTCTACTTTAGATTTCATCATTCGTTCACCAGGTCCACCAACTGCGAAGTATCGAAACTTACGTGATTGTTTATTCAGAGAAGATGGAACCGATTTAGGATCAGCTGGTTCATAAGGAGGTTCACCTTCAGGAAGTAAGAATTGAATTTGATCGTCAAACGAACCCTTCAATACATCGCGCAGAGCAAGACAATTGTAAGCCTTTAAGACTTGCACTTTGTCTGCCTTTGCATTTTTAGCTGCCACCATTTTCAAAATCTCGTGAATTGTAAGATTTTGCATTTTATTCACGGCCATTAATAAAACTCCTCAACTGACTCAATTAATTGTTTACAACGCTTTTTAATAAGAAAATTTAATACTTTCATTTTATGTGCTGTTTTAGTTCCTTCATATGTATTTATAATATTTTGTTTTATATCATCTGGAATTTCTTCTAGATCAATCAGCTTTTTATTACGGCAATAATTTCGATAAGTTTCTTCATCCATTACAGATTGAAGATTCTCAATGCCAGACATCCATGTCTCGATTTTTTTCTTAGTTACTGGAGACTGTCGTATGCTATCAACGAAAGTATTATCAGGACTAAGAACGTTAGGTACACCATCACTTGAATCTCCTTTAAAGATATGCTCAGTAATATATGTACGAGGATTTTTATCTTGGATAAACTTTTTAGTCATTGGACTATATTGACGTACATTATCGTATTTGTGTAGCTGAATAAAGTCTTTGTCAGCAGATACAATCATGACTGGTTCGTGTTTACCAAACTCTTGTGTTTCAGAGACTAGTGTTGCAATAATATCATCAGCTTCACATTTGTCTACGTGTAAAACTTTATAAGGAAAGTTATCACGGATTTCTTCACGTACTTGATTAATAATACGAAAGACTTCATTCCAATCCATTGTGGACTTATCGTCTTCACGTGCTTCACGACGCTTAAATTTATAATTTGGAAAGTAGTCACGGCGCCAAGAAGAAGCATCACATGCAATCACAACTTGCCCGTATTCTTTTCTAAACTTCTTATTGTACATACGAATCGTATTTAGAATCATATGGCGAATAAGATCTTCATCTACGTTTAGCCGTTGAGTAATTAGGTTACCAATGGCAATTCCATTATAATCAATGATAATCATTTCACATCTCTCTATTCATTTTATAGGTATATTATATCACAATTTAATCGGTTTGTAAACAGTTTTTTACGTGTTTTGCGTGAATTTTGCACCCAATAAACTCATTATAATAGTCATCTTTGAATAGGACTTCCCTATCAAACTGCTCTTTTGCCTCAAAATAACTCATTTCACCCTTAGTCTTACACAACCGAATAATCTCTCTTTTAAAGTTTGACCTACCATTTTGCTCTACTAGAAGCTTAACTTCCTCGTTAGAACCAAAATAGTCTTGCCAATCTGATTCAGTCTTTTTAATTCTACGTCTAGTTTTACCTTTGAGTGGTGGTAACCTTCTAGTAGACCAAAAGTTTTTCTTACCAACGTATTTTTTATTATTTGATAGATCTGTAATTAAATATACAAAGCCAGCCCAGTCTTCAATTTGGGCTGACTCAAATACTTTGTTTTCATAAATCCACTGTTCCATAAATGTACCATATTGTTGCTTATTGTACTATTTATAGATCATCCTCATCCTCAAAAAGATTCTCATCTAGTTGATCTTCAAGTTCGGTTCCACAGTTTACGCAATAGATGACTTCGTCTTCCGAGTCTTCATGTACCATTTGTGCTTTAAATAAGCAACCACATTCAATACACTCAAACTCATTCATATGGTCATACCTTGCATATCTTTAGAGAATAGATATTCTTTAAGTTCTTTTAGTCCTCCCACAAAATTACCATTATCTAAAACTACTGGAAATGTTCTAGCATTTGGTACAATATTAAGCATTTCCTCTTTTGTTACATCTTCACCAACAGTCAAAACTTTATGTTCTACTTGTTTTTGTCGGAGTAAGTTTTTTGCTTGTTCGCAATAAGAACAAGGCGGTTCGTTTTTTGTGTAAATTGTAATCACAGTGATAGCCCCTTTAGTACATTATTGTCTACATCTTGTTTAACACCACCAATTACGTATGAACTGATTTCTGTTTCTTGTGGAGCAACTTGTACATTTCCACCACCAATCCATTTTTCAGTCCAAGGTAAAGGATTTGATTGTGACACTTGTGGTGTAATGGTTGCTCTTGATAAACAATCTCCTGATATCGCTCAAGGTGTTAATG